TTACTGCCTCTACGTTCATACATACGATTCGCAATCCCAACTTTAAATCGACAACGGCAGCCAGCGCATCTTTGTCCTCTTTTCGCATCGCGGAGTTCCACGCAGCGGATGCATATAAGTGATTAGGGAGTGCTAAATGAGTGGGTATCTCATTGATTACCCAGTTCTGGTGTACGCCACTAGGCGCTAGTACGATGACAGCGTCAATCTCACCCTTGTTATACAAGTGTACCGCGTTGTCCAGTAGCATCTTTGACTTACCAGTACCCATGTCGGCAATTAGTGCAAAGGATTCTCTGTCCTTCATAATATTGAATGCCTGCTCTTGGTGAGCATACGGCTTAGTTTTAAACTTAAAATCGCCCATTTCTTAACTCCTCTATAAATCCTTCGTAGTCCATGCGACCTTTTGCGTAAAAGTCACAGTTCATAAATAGTTCTTTCTTGTTCCACCCGCCTAGACCATCGATATTAGTCCAGTGATACAGGAAAAACTCCTTTTCCACCTTTAAAAAGACCCAGCACGAGTCACCAGATTCACCGTGTTGCTTTAGCCACCACCGCTGGTCTGACGTAAAGTGAGGTAGTCTGATGGGTGTTGCCTCCCTCTTAGGGAAGTTGGTCACAGCCTTTAACTCAATAAAGTGATGCTTGCCATCTATGGAACATACGACATCTGGTACACCTGCAAGTGAACATTCTAACCGAGTCCACGCTACTTTAAATCCTAGCCCCTTAGCCTTCTTTCGAAACCCGTCACGCAACGTGCGGGCAAATGCAGATTCACTCATGGTTCTTCTCCGCAAGCAACTCAGACGTCAATATAAGCCCGTCCATACGCTTGATACATTTAGTTAAACAATCGAGTTTGGTATAGAGTGACAACTGTACTTCTTTAACCTCGTTAAAAAGGTACTGCTTTGCCTCCTCGTCTATGTCAAGTAAGTCAACCGCCTCACGTAGTTCGTGCATACGTTTGGTTACAGCGTCTTTGACGATTTCAAAATCAGAGTTCAACATAGTGTCCGTCGTCCACTTCAGTCACCTCTTCCTCATGCGAGGGGGCGATTCTATATTCTTGGTCTTCAATCCACATAGGTGTAGTATCACCCATGTCTTCCCAATGCTTTACTTTAGTATCACAGCACAGTACTGCTAACTTCTGTACGGGGTAGCCTTCCGCCCACTTATGTATTACTTCTGCGTGTTTATGTTGTTCCATCTTGTTTCTCCTTAAAAGAATCCGAGCCAAATGCCCAGACCGTGAATGATTCCAATAGGGAAAAAGATTGCTCCCGCTATTAGAAATCCCCAAATCTCACTTTGTAGTGAAACTATTACATGTGTAAACCATGCAAGTACTGCTATTATTACTAACCACATATTATCTCCTTTACTTCATTTTTAAAAATAACTTGCTCATCGGGTCATAGGCGTTGCGTAGTGCAGTAGCCTGTCTAACCGTCTTAGGTGCTTTATCTTTACCAATGTAGCCGTTATCAGAATAAGGCTTCATGCCGTTAAAACGCTCTGCGAGTTTAGAAACGTCGCGATTGCCTCGACTCAGTCGGGCATACATCGTTGTGATGTTGATATTAAATCTCTTTGCACAGTCCTGCGCCGACAGTATGCTACCGTCAGACAACTCAAAAGTATTATAGGGCTGTTTATACTTCACTCTTAAACTCCTCTAATTCAGTCGTTAGTCTGGCAATGGTATCCTCATGTCTTAATAACATCGTACTCATCTCATTAAGGACACTATCGTGACTCACAATACTACTACCCATAGAGCGTACTACCTCGGCTAGTCTGCCTATTAGTTCAGTCGGTGTTTCTGTCTTGCTCATATTATTCTCCTTCAATTATAATTTAGTGAGGTCTTCGCAGTAATTATCTTTTACAAACGCTTATAGTATCTCGTTAATGTAGTAGCCTGCTTCGTCAATGGGAGTTCACTCATTCCCCTCTACTCTTAGTGTATGTCTTGCCAGCTGTTGCCCGTGTTGCTCTCTGCATGTAGGGGGCAGGTCAACGGGTATGAATCAACCATGATTCTTTCCAGCTCGCTCATTGCTTCCTTTAAATCGTCACCCGTAAGTTTGGTTGAAAAGATAAGTTCGTCATGTACGATTGCAATAGGAGCGCCGAGTTTGTCTGACGCGCACCACCCGCTGTTCCATAAATCGACGACTGCCTTTTTCATAATATCCGCCGCACCCCCTTGTATCAAGCGGTTCGGGGCTTTGTGAATCGTACTCCCGTCTGCACCTTGGTAGTTACATCTACGTAACCCAACCGTTCTAATGTACTTACGACTACGTGCAGTATTCGACACCTGCTTCGCTAATGCTCTAAAGAAAGGGAAGTTAGCGTTGAATCCGTCTAGGATTCGCTTACCAGTAACTGCGTCACCAAGTTTTAGTGCTAATGACGCCTCACCTTGTCCATACAACTGAGCCAGTAGTACCATTTTCATAACTTGACGCTCCACATCTGGTGCGCTTGTCATCAATATGGCATAGAAGTCAGCCTCGGGCTTCTTTTTAAATAGGGTCTTCAATGACTCTGCTACCTCGCCAGTACAGTAATGTAGTGCTAGCCTAGGCTCAATCTGTGAGTAGTCAATACCAACCAAAGTTTCACCTTCGTCCGCTATAAATAGTTCTCTAAATCGACTATCTCTGGGAGTTTGTTGAAGGTTCGGTCGGGAAGACGAGCTTCTGCCAGTAACAGCGCCGATTTGATTAAAGCCTGCGTACAATCTACCGTCGACAACATACTTCTTGTAAGCGCCCTCGATAAAGGAGTTCATTAGTTTGGTGTTCTTGCGACACGCGCTGATTGCTTGAGCGATAGGTGCGTCACACGCCTTTAAAAAGTCAGCCGTAAACGACGGGTTACCTTTATCAGTCGTTGGGTAAGGCACACCCATGTCATCAAAAGCACGCTGTATGTCTTTACCTGCGTTGACGTTTACCGTGCGTCCTGCTAAGGTAGTCAAGGTAGCGTATAAAACCTTGCTCTCTGCCACCAGTTCAGTACCCAGTTTAAGTAACTTAGGTTCGTCCATACGGATACCTTTCCAAGTCATGTGTAGGATAGGCTCAATTAAATCATTCTCTAGTTGGATTATCTCACTCACGCACAAGGTATTAATTACCTCTACCTGCGCTTGATAGACACTCAGAGTCAGTTCAGCATCAACCCTAGCGTAAGGCTCGACAAGTTTAATCGGCGCGCGCCAAATGTTGCCTGCTTGCGAGCGACCTTTCCGCCCGCCAAATGTAGCGTGACACCACTCATATAGTAAGTCGTCTTCTTTTCCATCGCCAACGTAAGCCTCGCCAAGTGCGTCTAGTGAATAACTACGTCGGTACTCATGGATACAGCGCTCTTGTAACAGCACATCTACAAACGGTGCTTTTGGCGTGATGCCCTCATTCATTACAAATCGTAAGTCGAAGTTGGCATTAGCCATAATCTTAGGGTTAGGGAGTTCCATTAGGTACTTTAGATAGTCAAGCGCTACCTGTTCGTCCATATTGTCTTTGTCACCGTCATGGCGGAACGCTACGTAAAAACTAGCGCCGTTCTCAATAGCAACAGAGTAACCGACGATGTTGTCAGTACCGTGCGGAGATAGTCCGGTAGTTTCCGTATCAAACGCAAAGGGTACACCTAGCGGTATCAGAGGTAGTTCGGGGTGCTTGTATTCAACAAGTCCCTCGGGCAGAGCGACAGGCGTATTAATACTTTGCTTTTTAGTCGGCTTTTCTACAATGCCTTTTTTCCATACTAGCATATTGTTCCTTTAAATTGTACGACACCCGAGTTCTAAGTGCCGTTGTTTATGTATTACTTTTTATTTTGCTGTTCTTCTACGCGTTTCCAGTATTCTTCCCACGCTTCATCTTGGTACATATGCATGTTTCTCCCCCATGGAGTATAGTTGTTCTGCTGTGTAGTCTAAGTTGTAATCATCCCATTGTACTACAAAAGGTGAGAAACTAAAAGTGTCGACGTATTTGTTACCTCGTAGGTAGCTATACTTGCTATCCGTAGAGATTAGCGGGTTCATATACACGCGACGCTGAGTTCCATCAGTAAACGTCGTGAATAAACAAAACTGTATCCCGTGCAGTACTTCAACTTCGGAGGTAGAGATTTCTGGTTCGTATGCGATGATTGCATCCTCAATGTTCATCTCATTACCCATAGCGATAACAATGTAGTGCATCGCCTTGAGCAAATCCTTTTGATTTAAGCCATCTTTCTTGCCATAGCGCAT